TCACAATGGCGTACATTCCATCAATCGCCGGTGTATTGGTCAAGGCTGCCGAGTGTAGCACAACCGCCTTTTGGTCACTCTTTCTGACCAGGACAACAGGAGAGAGGTATTTGTATTCCTTATTCTTCAAATACTCCTCAGCCTTTGGTGTCCACTCAACCTTTGCTGCAATTGCCCCATCTTGGATAAACAAGTCCTTGATCCATCCTCCAGCAGGGGCCTGAACGTCTTCAAGGGTCTGATGCTCGTAGTCGATGACGATGTCGATTCCTCGTTCTTTAAAGGTGTTCTTGATCCGTTGAAAACTCTCCTCATCGACAAGGAAATCTCCCTTTTGTGATTTAACAAGCCCAAGGGGCAATAGTTTTATAACACTGGGCACTCCATCGATTTCCGATGAGCTTACACTTAGCATTAATCTTTTTGCCATAAGGTCACCACGCTTCATACTTAATTCATCAGGAAACCGCGTTAGTACGCGTTATAACGCGGGTTGAATTTCATTCTGGTATAATCACATCACTTTATGAATAAGCTATTAATTTAGCCCTTATGGAGCGTCTTGTTTGTCCTGTGTTTTTTCCCTCCTCTCGAAGGCATTTTTGAGACTGTCCGGGTAATCCGCGAGATCTGGTTTAAAGGCAACCTTTGCCGGATTAGTATCAAACTTCGGATCAGGATGTACATTCACAAAGCTTCCGTTGATTTCTGCCGATCTTGGAACTTCTTCCTCAACTGTCAGTCCTCGTTCTTTGACTTGCCTTGCAGACAGGGTCTTTACCCCGCACCGGCACCTAAAACCATTCGGAGGATACCAAGTGTCCCAAATGGGGTCATCTGCTCTATAGACTCGTCCGTCCATCGCTAGATGGGAGGGCCTCGTGCTCTTATCGTTGACAGCGTCATACTGCCAATAAGGTCTAAGTTTAAGGACTCCTGGGTCCATCATCTGTCGATAATGTCCCACTTGATAGGCTGTTTGGATGTTCGTTCTAAAGATATTGTCTGCTTGGAAGTTCGTTATGCCTTTATAACCTTTGTCCTGTAAGAACTGGTTCATGGTTTCCTTGAAGTCCTTCATGGTCGTGCCTGTCTCAATCGCCCTCAATATCTCATCATAAAACTTATCAAGCACTTGGATCTTAGAATATCCCGAGACCGTGAAGGCAAAGGTCTTGTATTTCTCAGCCAACTTGTAAAACTCCGATGGCTCGACAGGTACTTTACCCTTGAAAAACGCTGCTGCTTCCTCGAAGACAATGTCTTTTGTTAGTAGCTCAAACAGGTCTTTCATTTTCCTTCATCCTCCCGAGCATATCCGCGTAAAACATTGACTTCTGAAGGAGCTCATCAAGGTCTTTGACATCCATTTTTTTATAAAGACTCTCGACAAACTTATCGTCTTCAAGCTGTTTCTTTAGCTCATCAAGACTCTCTGAACTTTCAAGAAGTTTCATAACCGGCTCAAAGATTTTGACAAAAAGGTTCGAGCTTTGAGCAGCAGCCGCATCAGCCAACGTGTCCACCTGGACCTGATAATCCAGACTAATCTTTTGCTCTTTTGCGATATCCTCCTTATTTTTCAAAACCTTGAACTCCTCTTTGAGAGGCTGAACCGCTGTCGCTGTGGATGCAGAGGGTGAGGGAGGAGTCGCCACTTCTTCGCCAGCCTCTGGTTTTGGAATGCTGAATTTCTTGTATAGATGAGCTGTCGGTATCTTCAGACCTATCTTGCAAATTAGGTTTTCGTAGATAACTGCAGCTTCCTTCAGATCTCCGGCTTCCTCGAAATCAAATCTGATATACGGAATCCTCTTATCTTCTCCAAAGTTGAAGAGAACAAGGGGTCGAATTAAATCTCGTCTCAAAGTGGAAGCAAGAGACTTGCAATCAGCAATCGTCAGGTCGTGCCTGACCTCGTTATGAGTCTTCGATTGAGCGAAAGAACCACCGCCTGAATCGCTGGTGAGGGTCTGACCCAAGACGGCCTTTGATATCTGCTCATCACAGAAGCGGGCTAAGGATTCATAGACATTGATAGAGGTTGTCTTTGAGCTTTCTTTAAACTCGATTTCTGTCCCTTCCGGAATGATGCCCGCTGCGTCTGTGCCGATCTGCACGAGTGCCCTCATAAGCGCCTCTTTGTCATCTTCACTTGCTGAAGGGTTATACTTTCCAAGTCGCAGCGGCATTCCAAAGATTTCACAAAAGCTTACCCAGTCTTTTAGGTCATAGTTCTTAAACAAATACATCCAAGCAACGACTCGAAGAACTCCAGCTCGCGAAGGATGTCCTGACCTTGCTTTGTAGCGGTGGATAATAAACTTGTCTTTAGGAATTTCTATGCCGGCAGCAAACTCTTTGGTAACGACTTTGAAGGCGTCGTTGTGATCCCAGAAGAATTTCTTTTGATGTCTACACTTGATTTCCTGAATAGTGACTTTTCCTTCGTCATAAACCCAAATGATTTCAGAGACTGCAATACCTTTTCCGATGGCATCCAGTAAGTCCATGAGTACATATTCAAGATTCTCAAGGCTTTCAAACTCAAGCTTAACAAATTCAGCAATATTCTTGTCCGATTCGTCATCCGAGAAGGGGAGGATCTCATAGTCTAGGCCGGTGACTGCATTCTTTCTTGTCTGAAGCTGAGCGAAGATGTGAGGGTCTTTTTCCTCCATCTCTTCAAAGAGTTCCATTTGCCTCATGACATCGCCATCATCGGCCTCACGGAATATTTGAGCGAGCCTATATGGTGTCAGTCCATTGGAGGGATGAGTCGAATATTTGTCTTGTACCTGAGCGACTGCAATTTCAGAAAGATCCGGTTTTTTACTTGCAACCTTGCCGCTCGGTGAGTTATTTTTCTTGTTATTTTTGCGTACCAATACTTCTCACCCCCTTAGAAAGCCCCTCTTTTGAACTTTATCAATCGACTGATAACGGACTTATAATCAACCGTTGTGCTAGTCTTAATCTGAAGAGCAATCCTGACCGCCATCTCCACACCGTCCGGCCCGTCATCGTTGCGCCCCATGGGATACTCTTTGAATTGCTGTATGAGGGTTTTATGTTTTGCATTAAACTTTAGGTACTTGTTTTTTATGAAGGGCTGTAAGGATTCGATTCGGACGTTCTTACTTTGGACACTGTTGATTTCCTCAATGGGGAGGTACTCTCCAACCTCCAGGCTTTTCTTGACCATGACATCTTTGAAATAATACTGGAATTGGACAGTCTCCACACCGAACCTATAAAACGGCTTTTTGTGATCCCGCTTGAGACGCTTTGACATTTCAATTGCATCGTCGATGATCTGGTCCGGTTTTCTCTTTTCAATAGAACCCTCGACAATGTACATGTATCCGGTCCGTAGGTTTTTGGCTAATGCAATAAGGGAGGATGTGTCGCTTTTCTTGTTCCTCCCGAGAGACGGGTCATTGGAGCCCACGATAATAAAGTCCGGGTCAGAAAAGTTGATTGTGGTCTCATCGTAGAAGTCAAACCATTCCTCATTAAACGTGCAAGAATCCGGGTCAATCGGATCGTTTTGGATTTCTGAGTTGAAACTTGCTTGGCCTTCAGAAATCTTGATGATCATGAGGTCGTAGTAAGAAAGCTTTGATTCCCACAAGACCTCAGTTCCTTGATTCATTTCCTCTTGGTTGGCCTCAAAGAACTCTCTAGCATCTTCTTGTCTGCTTACGTTTTCGAGATCGGTGTATATGGCTTCCCATGCGTCCCAAAGGTCTTGATGTTCCGCGAAGCTGATAACTCCTCGGTATTTCACGCAATGATATTCAGGATTCTTCAGGACCTTTGAAAGCAACGAATCATAGTGAAGGATTGTTCCGATATACACAACATCTGTGTAAGTATCACCGGCCTTGGATACTGCTTTTAAAAACCAACTTTCAAGCTTTTTTCTTTGCTCCGGTGTATTGACGTTCTCGTCGTTTTCGATATCGTCCAGGACTATTAAGTCAGGTCTCCAGTTTCTGTGTCTTCGACCTCTGATCTTTTTACCTGATCCGATGGCCTCAAGTTTAATGTCGGTGGATGTGAGGATTACTCCAGCTTTCCATACCTTTCCTTTTAGGCTTCCGAAATCCTCAAGAATTTGTCTGTTCTCTTCAAGCTCTGTTTTGATGTCTGTTAGAAAGCCT